GCCTATGGTGAAGATAGACGACGAAACGGAAACCAAGTCTGAACTCGTCTCAACTAAGATCGCTGAGTATCGTACCCAAGCGTGGGAAGACATGAAGAAGCGGTCGAAGTTTAAGAAAGCATTTAAAAACAGCGAAGACCGCCTATGGACGGAAAGCGTCTATACGGACGACGTTAACAAAGGTGTTCTTCCCCTCCTAACCGACCCTGCTCTGTCAGGATTTTAAAACCTTATCAACAATAACTAACAAGTAGAATCACACATCATGGCTATAACTTATTCCGACTACACGGGAGACGGTTCGAACACGGACTTTGCGTTCTCGTTTCCGTATCTTGAAGACACCCACGTCGTCGTCGAAGTAGACGGCGTTGACAAGACGACCACTGCCGGGGACTTCACGCTTCCCACCACGTCTCTTGCCCGCATGGCGGTCGCTCCGGCGCTTGCCGCCGACGTAAGAGTCAAACGTGTTAGTGACTTTGCAACCGACCTCGTAGACTTTACCAACGGTTCGGTGTTGACGGAAGGCGACCTGGACAGAGCGTACCAGCACAACCGCTACTTGAACGAGGAGTCGGCTGAAGGTAACGACGCATCGATGCAGATCGTGGGAGGTGGTACGGACTACAACGCCGCCAACAAGAAGATAGTTAATCTCGCTGACCCGACGGTCGCATCCGACGCCACCAATATGGATTACGTCGACACTCAAGTCGCGCTTAGTGGAACCAATTTAAACAGCTTTGATAAGTCCACCCACACGGGTGACAACGTGGAGACGGAGTTTACTCTCAGCTTTACGTCACAGGTAACGACGCCTGAAGCGTACCTGGTCACCATCGATGGAGTCGTTCAAACACCGACTACCGCTTATACCGTCAGCCCGACGACCAACAAGATAACGTTTACCAGTGCACCTCCAACGAGTGCAGCTATCGTGGTAGTGCCGATGGGTACGACGACCGTAGCGAGCGAAGCGTCGGTAGTGGCGACGGGTTCAACGGACCCGCGTACGTTAGCTGTGAGAGCAGCGGACGTGACGAACGTCAAGGACTTCGGGGCTACGGGGGACGGGGCAACGGATGATACGGCGTCGATCCAAGCGGCTATCGATTCAGGAGCTAATAATATCTATATTCCCGAAGGGACTTACATGATAAGTCGAAAACAGTCCGTGGACGGTCACACGAATTACGGGTTAGTAATAGACCGAGATGATTTGACTATTTCAGGCGTCAAAGGAGCTACGAAGTTGAAGCGTAAGGATGCAGATATTTCCACATATGCTCTCGCTTATCCGCTTTTTCACATAGGCGATGTCGAAATAGTTACGAACGACGTCGCTTCCAACATAGTCATTCGTGATCTTGATTTATACGGAAACGACACTCGACACTCCGTCAGCGGGAGCGGATTAGGAGATTTCAGAACAAGCATTCACGTCAAGAGTGCCATCAATTTAACCATTTCAGACGTCACTTTTTGGGAGATTGATTCGTCCGCCGTTTATTTTGCCCCACCGGCGTGGTATAGTTATGTGACTGGCACTCAGTTAAACACTAATACTTATTCGGAGAATGTAAAAATCAATGCCTGTACGTTTTGGGGAGAGCCGCATACCACCGCCGGACGAGCTTTCCTATACGCGATAACTAGCTCGGGCGTGGACGACATTATAATATCCAACAACCTTTTTAGTTGGTGTGATACAGCGGTCACGGGGGAATCCAAGCATGACGTCAATGAGTTGGATACGGCTCGTAAATCCGCTACCTATACCAAGTTAGGGGTCAACTACTTACGCTGCGGGAGGGGACAAGTTATTTCCAACAATGTAATCAAGAACTCGTCCGAGCATTCTTTGTACATGTCCACGGCTCTCACTACGATTTCCAATAATTCAATAATAGTAGATAATGACTACTGTAACGGGGACATAAAAGTGCGCGGCCAGTACGTATCCGTAACAGGCAACACTATTTCGTCGAGGGATGCTTGTGTCTCTATAAACGAGCTATCTAGAAATGTTTCCGTTACGGGGAACACTATGATTTGCAACTCTGATAGTGCGGGGGGGATTGTTAGCGTTTCGTGCGATGGGATAAAGGCGTTTATAGACGCCAGACCGTGGTTCACGGTTGATCCTAATAATTATCCGCGACTAGAAAACATAGTTATAGCGGATAATGCTATTTCCTTTCCCAGTGCTTACCCTACCGGGGCTACTTACGGATACGGGATAAGATTATATACAGATAGCTCATCTGTGGCAGGATATCCTGATGGTACGTTACATAATGTAACTATCTCAAATAATACTATTGAAAACGTTAAAGTGGGCGTCATGGGTTATACCCCAATCGCTAAAAATATAAAAATCCACGGCAACATACTTAGAGGTGGGTCATTTACTTCACTTAGTTTTGATGGCAGCGATCTTAAAGGCTATTGCGCCGTGGGTTGCGCGGATAATTACGTATATAACGTACTCAACTACGAATACGTAAATAATAAATCCGTAGGTTTTAAATATGTGCTTGGAATTTTAAAAGGAGATGGGACGCCGGGGGGTGGGCAAGCCGGTAAGGAGTATTACACACCCAGAGTTTTCCAAGGTAATCAGTTCGACTACGCCTTAGATTTAACTGACGGAATCGCCGCAGCCAACAAGTGGCGGACGCTAGGAATCGGTTCAAACAACAATAAAGGGTCGAGCCTAGTCGCCAGAAACAGCACCTTGGACGCCCAAGCACCTACGAATAGTATAAGCATAGTAGGGTTACTGTCGATTCCGACGGACTCCGCAAGACGAGGCAACTTTTATTTCGACGGTGGGGCGCTTCGCTACTACTACGACGACGCTAACAGCTATTTAACACTGTAATGATCGGCTCCCTCACTAATCTCTCTAACCACTACTATCTATGGCTATCAGCTTAATATAATGCCTGAAGAAATATCTCACTTTCTCGACACCGCTCTGGCGGTCGTACTCGGAGTCTTCGGTTGGATAGGCAAGAAGTTTGCCGACCGCTTGGACAAGGACGAAGAACGCCTGACCAGGATCGAGGTCGAACTATCCGCTCAACACGAACGCGACATCTCCGTCGAAAAGCGGATGCACGGTTTGGAGAAGAACCTGACGGCCATTAACAACAAGCTGGATCGTCTGTTGGAGATGATGATGCAAAGGAGACCATAACACTTATGAAGAAACGAGAACAACTGGAACAGCTACAAGTCCTACTGTGCGACACCTACAAGGACTCTATAGAGGAGATGAAGGAGACAGGCGACTACAACGCCGCTCTATTGAACGGCGCCAGACAACTGTTAAAGGACAACGACGTAGTATCGCTGACCGAACAAGGAACGCCTCTGGGTAACCTTGCTGAAGTCCTACCGTTCTCCGCCGACGACGAAACGAAGCAAGCCGCTCAACAATCGTGAGCGACCACAAGCTCAAGGACTTCCGTAACTTCCTCTACGTCGTCTGGAAGCACCTGGGGCTACCTAATCCGACCGACCTTCAATACGACATAGCGGACTACATGCAACACGGTCCCAAGCGGGGCGTCATCATGGCGTTTCGAGGCGTGGGCAAGTCGTGGATATGTTCGGCCTACGTAGTACATCAACTCTTGTTAGATCCCACCAAGAACATATTAGTCGTATCAGCCAGTAAGAACCGCTCCGACGACTTCTCCACATTCACTTTACGCATCATCAACGAGATACCCGTATTAGCGGGACTCAAACCACGGGACGGTCAACGCTTCTCCAAGGTATCCTTCGACGTAGGCTCCGCACCGCCCGCTCACGCGCCATCCGTCAAGTCGCTTGGGGTAACGTCCCAGTTGACGGGTAGCCGCGCTGACATCGTGGTAGCGGACGACATAGAAGTACCGAACAACTCAGCTACCCAAGGGCTACGCGACAAGCTCGACGAACAAGTAAAGGAGTTTGAAGCCATCATAAAGCCTCTGGATAGCTCACGCGTTATCTTTCTGGGAACCCCTCAATGCGAGGACTCCATCTACAACAAACTGCGAGAGAGGGGCTACACGGCTCGTATCTGGCCTTCAGAGTTCCTAGAGGGGTCTAAGGCTACGTCTTTGTACGACGGCGCTCTGTCACCTTATATCGTCGCTAAAACGACTCCTGAGTCCGTAGGTAAGTCTACAGAGCCTCTACGGTTCTCCGATATAGACCTGGAGGAACGTAAACTGTCGTATGGACGGAGTGGTTACGCGTTACAGTTCCTACTTAATCCGCGTCTGAGCGATGCTGATAGATACCCTTTGAAGATCAACGACCTGATAGTGAACGACGTTGACGATGAAGTCGGTCCCGAAAAGATAACGTACGCCAGCAGTCCCGACTACGTAGTGGATAACACCATTCCCAACGTCGGGTTCAATGGCGACCGATTCTTTAGACCGATGTCCGTGGGTGAACAAATACCGTACACAGGTTCCGTAATGAGCATCGACCCTAGTGGACGCGGTAGAGACGAAACCTCTTATGCCGTAGTAAAGATGCTCAACGGTCAACTGTTCGTTCCCGCTTGTAACGGACTAAAGGGTGGTTACTCAGAGAACACTCTTAAAGAACTAGCCATGATAGCCGCTCGTTACGACGTTAATAAGATTATCGTGGAATCCAATATGGGAGACGGTATGTTTACGGAGTTGTTCAAACCCTTGTTAAGGAACGTTCATCCCGTAAGCGTAGAAGAAGTAAGACACAGTAAACAAAAGGAACGACGTATAATAGATACGCTGGAACCGGTGATGAACCGCCATAAGCTTATCTTCGACCCCTCCGTCATCAAGGATGACTACAGGTCCGCTCTTGCGTACCCCATAGAACAACAAACACGGTACATGCTCTTTTATCAGTTGAGTAGGATAACCAAGGATAAAGGGTCGCTTATGCAGGATGACCGGTTGGATGCCCTCGCTATAGCCGTCGCTTATTGGGTAGAACAAATGGCTCAAGACGCAGACGTTAAAGTAGATGAACGAAAGGCGGACGCTTTAAAGGATGAACTAGAGTCGTTTATGACGGCTACCGTTGGAGGATCTAAAGTAAAACAAACGCTTTGGATGTAATCCCTACGATTAAGCGACGCTCGCTGACCGTAACGGCACGCCGAAGGAGCGAAGCTACTGAGGGGTTAATACAGTAAACGGGACAGCGAACGTCGATTAAGGGTTTAACCGCTTAGGTTTAAATAGGTAGATCAGGATACGGTTTGTTGAAACAATATATCGACCATTGATCGGTTAAGATCCGTAGTGCGTTTCAAGCGTCGCTATAACGGGGACTCCTAGAGGAGTAGTATAACCGATATTTTCATCCGTCAACCCCTAAATTTAGATGTGTTGATAGACAGTGGCTATTAGGCGTACGTTTATTAAGCGATGAAATTCCGTTGCCTATCAAGTAATCAAGTTACACTTTAGGTTACATGGACTACCACCAACAGACCGACGCCCTCACCTACGACCTTATGAGCGTTATCAATCGCTATAGAGAAGAGTTCGACCTCAATCATCAAACCATCATAGGCGTGTTGGAGTTCGTTAAGCTCGACCTGATGACCGACGGTGTGTGCTTCGTTGAAGATCCCGAAGACGACGATGATGAAGATGATGACAACGCCTCGTCGTGGGGATTTAAGTCGGAGTAAAGACGTCAAATGGTTTAGGTGGAAATT